GTGGAACAAACAATACAATAACACATGTGTTTGTTGTGGACGCTTCAAGCAGTGGTAATATATTATTTGTAGGAGCTTTGGATGCTAGTAAGGTTATAGCATCAGGTGATATTTTTAGAATTAATGCAGGGAATCTTACTATAGAGTTGAAATAATGGCACTAGTAATATCAGACAGAGTAAAGGAAACCACGACTACAACTGGTACTGGCACATATACTTTAGGTGGTGCAGTCACTGGCTTTGAGACTTTTACTGCTAATTTAAGTAACTCTGATACCACTTATTATGCTTGTTCTGATGGCACAGACTTTGAGGTTGGTTTAGGCACATTCACATCTTCTGGTACTACATTAGCTAGAACAACTATCTTAGCTAGTTCTAATTCAAACAACGCAGTTAGTTGGAGTTCTGGAACAAGAACAATATTTTGTACGTTACCTGCAGCCAAAACAGTATTCTTAGATGCTAGTGGCAATGCAACACTAGGTGCAGATTTATCCGTTGGTGATGATCTAACTGTGAATGGTGGTGTTATAGATGTTAAGAACACTGGGGCACAATCTGTCGTTAGATTTTATTGTGAATCTAGTAATGCTCACTATACTGAAATCAAAGCAGCTCCACACTCTGCTTATTCTGGTAATGCAACTCTTGTTCTTCCGTCTTCAAATGACACTATTGTGGGTAGAGCGACTACAGATACCTTAACAAATAAAACTATTGATGCTTCTCAGTTATCTGGAACTGTAGCCAATGCAAGATTGGATGCTGATTTACAAGCACTTGCTGGATTAACATCTGCTGCAGATAAGGGTATACAGTTCACTGGTTCGGGTGCCGCTGCAACATATGACTTAACTGCGGCTGGAAAAGCATTATTAGATGATGCAGATGCAGCAGCACAAAGATCAACATTAGGATTAGGAACAGCTTCTACACTTGCCGTAGGTGTATCAAATACAAATGTAGCACAGTTTGGTTCTGGTATTGCAGATAATGATTTTTTAAAAATAAATAGTACTACAGTTGAAGGCAGAAGTGCCGCTGAAGTCTTGTCGGATATTGGCGGACAAGCTAGTTTAACATTTGGTATATCTAATACTAATGCGGTTAAAATTGACAGTGCAAGTGTAGCCGATGATGAGTATGCTAGATTTACTGCAAATGGATTAGAAAGTAGAAGTACAAGTGAGGTGTTAAGTGATATAGGTGCCACAAGTGCTACAGATGCAGCAAACGAGGCAACAGCATTAGCAATAGCGTTAGGATAATAATATGGCAAATAATTTTAAAGTAATTACAAGAGATGTTGCTCCTGCAAGTGCTGGAACTCCAGAAACTCTTTACACAGTACAATCTGGTAGCACAGTTATAGTATTAGGATTGACACTAGCTAACGTACATACAGCACAAGTTACTGGTACAGTTCAACTTGTAAGTACAACAACGCAAACATCACAGACACAAAATACTACGGCTCACATTGTAAAGGCAATACCAGTTCCAGTTGGATCTTCTGTAGAGATTATGTCTGGTAATAAAATTGTATTGAATGTAGGTGATATAATAAAGATAGACTGCTCTGTAGCAGATAAACTATCTGTGACTATGAGTTATATGGAGATAACATAATATGGCATATATAGGCACTCCACCTGTTGATAGATTTGTAGCAAGTAAAGCTGCATCAGTACATTCTGGTGATGGATCTACTACTGCATTTATATTAGACCATGCAGTAGGTTCTGATGAGGATATACTTGTATCTGTAGATGGTGTTATACAAGAACCCTCTGTAGCGTATGCAGTGAGCAACGGAACTACACTTACATTTACTGCTGCACCATCAAGTAACTCAGGTAATAACATCTTTGTGTATTATTTGTTTAGAACAGTGGGTACAGTAAGCCATCCGAGTAACAATGCGTTGAGTGCAACTAGTGGTACGTTTACAGGTGATGTAACAATAGGTGATGCAAGTGCAGCAGATAAGAAAATACTGTTTGACGGTAACGCACAGGACTTTCATATAGGATTAGATGACAGTGCAGATTCACTAACAATAGGGTTAGGTTCAACACTTGGTACAACATCTCATATGGTGTTTGATTCTACTGGTGCTATAACCAAACCACTGCAACCTGCCTTTTTAGCTAAACCTTCTACTGCCCAAAATAACCTTACTAATAACCCTTCTGGTGTAGACTTATTATTTGCTACTGAAGTTTTTGACCAAAATGCAGATTATAATAATAGTAATTATACATTTACAGCACCAGTTACAGGAAAGTATAATCTTTTTGCTCATGCGTATTTATATAATTTAGATGGTGATGCAAATGTTATTTATATAACACTGGCAACATCAAATAGAAGTATATATGGAATCATAGACCCTAATTTTGGTCAAGATAACGAGTATTGGACACTTACAGTAAGTATGATTTTTGATATGGATGCTAATGATACAGCAAAAGTGACATGGCTTCAAAGTGGTGGTACAGCACAAACAAGCCTTCAACCATCATCACATTTTGGTGGGCATTTAGTAGCATAAGCCAAGAGTGAAACAACTCAATCATAAAGGAGATAAAAAATGGCAAATCACACAAAGACAATAACATTAACAGATTTACAACAGAAGATTCTGTCTAATGATTTATACAATGATGTATCAGACAATGCAGGTGTAGATGCTTGGATTGATGGTGCAATCAATGGCAAGTTAAACAACTGTTGGAAACGTATGCAACAAGAGTGGACTACAAAGTTAATGAATGACGATAGCTTCACAGATGCAATACCATCTAACCAAGCAGACTTTGTTGCACTTGTAACTGCGAGAAGTGACTACACAACTCGTAAGCAAAGAGATGATGCAAATAAGATTGGCTAGGAGTAACGGATGGCATTAACCAAAGTAATAGGTAATGGATTAGGCACATTAGGTGATGGCACAGCTAATGACACTAAAATTGTATTTGATGGAAATGCTCAAGATTATCATATTGGTTTAGATGATAGTGCTGATACGTTAGTTATAGGTAAAGGGTCAGCACTTGGTACTACGACTTCTATGTCTTTTGATGCTAATGGTATTATAACCAAACCATTACAACCTGCTTTTTTAGCAAATGGTCTAGCAAGTGAAATGACAGATTTATCGGCAGATGGCTCAGACCATACTATAGTTTTTAATGGAGAAAGATTTGACCAAAATAGTGATTACAATACAAGCACTGGTGAATTTACAGCACCAGTTACAGGAAAATATCAGTTTAATTTTATAATATACACAAACCATGTTGACACAGGAGCTACTTATTATCAAATAAAATTAACAACATCTAATTTTACTTATATTCAAATTCTAGAACCTAAATTTAGTTCAGATGTTTTATATTTTACTTGGGATTCTCCAAATTTGTTGGTTGATATGGATGCTAGTGATACAGCTAAAGTACAAATAAGACAAGTTGGGGGTACTTCTCAACTTCATGTAAGTAATAATGGTAATTACACAGTTTTCTCAGGCTACTTAGTATGTTAAAGAATAGGAATAAACAATGCCATACATAGGAACATCTCCTTCAAATGGAGTAAGAAGAAAGCATACATATACTGCCACTGCAGGACAGACTAGCTTTAGTGGTGCAGGAGCAGAAGGTGCTACCCTAAGTTACACAGACAGTAACTTTGTTGACGTATATCAAAATGGTGTAAAGCTAAGTGAAGCTGACTACACATCTACAAGTGGTACAGCTATTGTTTTAGCTCAAGGTGCATCCGTAAATGACATAGTTGAGGTTGTAGTTTACGATGTGTTCTCCGTAGCTGACACAGTAAGTGCTAGTGAGGGTGGTACATTTAGTGGTGCTGTTACATTTAGTGGAGGTGCTACTGGTATAGGTTTTCCTAGTGGTACATCTATGTTGTTTCAACAAACTGCGGCACCAACTGGTTGGACAAAGCAAACAACTCATAATGACAAAGCATTAAGGATCATAACTGGCACAGTTGGCACTGGTGGTAGTGTTGCATTTAGTACAGCTTTAGGATCAGGTGCAACTGTTGCAGGAGGTTCTGTAAGTGGATCGCCTGATGGTAGTAACTTAAGTGTTAGTATGAGTGGTAATATTTCCAATACAACATTATCAACTAGTCAAATACCGTCTCACTCTCACCCTCTTACAATTTATGCACCTTATTATAATGCAGGTGGTGTTGCAGGTTATAATGGACCTTCACAAGGGAATATAAATACTGGTAATACAGGTGGTGGTGGTTCACACAATCACGGGCATAATTTAAGTGGTAGCCTGAGTGGTAATATTGGTGCTGGTAACTTAGCAGTTGGTGCATCAACAGCAGCAATTAATGTTAACTATGTAGATTTTATAATAGCTAATAAGGACTAATATGAAGTTAGAAGTCGAAGATAATTGTCCCCTTAATAATTTTAAAAAATGCAAACAGTTTAAGTGTGCATGGTTTGTACAAATGAAAGGTACAAATCCAAATGATGGTAAAGAGGTTGATGAATATGCTTGTTCAATAGCTTGGTTGCCTATGTTGTTAGTAGAGAATGCAATGCAATCTAGACACACTGGTGGTGCTATAGAATCTTTTAGAAACGAAATGGTAAAAGCTAACGAGTCTAATCAAAATCTTTTAGAAATGTCAAAAATTTTAGAGTTTAAAAATAAGGGGATAATTAAACAATGAATGACATGACAAAATTAAAAAATTTAACATTCATAAGTTCTTATGAAAATTTAGCACCAGATGATTATTGTGATAAAATGATAGAAGCTTGGGAAAAAATATATGCAAATTCATCTTTAAGAAATCATGGTGCTGATGGTACTATTACTAATGATGGTATGCAAAACAGAAAAGATTTTGCTTTCTTTTTTGATGAAGAAAGAAATGGCACACAAGACTTACAAAGACAAACAAATAAAATATTAGACGAAGGTTTAAAAAAATATGGTGCTGAATATCCATCACTTGAAATGAAACAATATTATAGCACTAGAATTAAAGTGCAAAGAACACCACCTAAAGGTGGCTTTCATACTTGGCACTGCGAACACGCAAGTGGTGAAGCATCTAGCAGAATTCTGACATGGACAATATATTTAAATGATATACCAAAAGGCGAAGGTGAAACAGAGTTTCTTGAATATGGATTAACAGTACAACCAAAAAAAGGCTCTGTTTGTTTTTTCCCTGCATCATTTACGCATACACACAGAGGTAATCCAGTTTACACACATAATAAATACATAGCTACTGGTTGGTATTACTTAGCACAATAGGAGTTTTAACATGGTTAAAATAACATACATCAAAGATGGAGAAGATTCTAAATCACAATTAATTATAAATGGAGAACAAGTAGATTCATCAAATTATGGTATTGATTCTAATATACATGCAATACAATGGGAAGGTTCATTAGGAGAAATTGAGTACAATGATGGCACACCAAATGCAACAATAAAAGATATATCTTCTTTTGATTTTGAAGCTAAACATACAACAGAAAAAAAAGCTATTGCAGATGCTAATGCTAAAGCAGAAGCAGATAAAATTTCTAAGATGACATATGCAGATAAACGTAAACTAGAGTATCCAAGCATTGAAGATCAGTTAGATGACATTTATCATAATGGTATTGATGGTTGGAAAACTACAATTAAAGCAGTTAAGGACAAATACCCAAAAGGATAGTAAATGACAAAAATTACATATAATAACGAGGGGGATAAATAACAGATGACCAAAGCAGCAGAATTAGCAAAGATGGGTGAAGTCCTAACCAATAGTCAGATTGGTGGGCGAAGGAATATTATCATTAATGGTGCAATGCAAGTGGCTCAGAGA